CCCGTCCGGTCCTCGAGGATCTCGAGGTCGCCGACGGTGAACGTCGCCACGATCGATTGCGGGATCACGAGCTCGCGCGGCATGGGTTCCCTCCTGCCTAGAGCGGGCTCGACAAACCGTGCTTGCGGAGTGTCGCGCCCACGTTGTCCTCAAACGCCTGGATGACCTCGTCGCGCCGGCTGTCCGCGGTCCGGTACAGCCACGGATTCGCCCCGATCCGGCCCAACGTGCCCGAGCTGCGCCGCGGGTTCGGCTTGTGCGCGGCGAACGTCTTGACGGTCGGGTTCCCGAAATGGATGACGCCGGCGTAGGGCACCGTCCTCGAGCCCGCGGTGAGCACCGCCCTGGTGCGCTGCCCGAGCCCGCGGGTCGTCGCGGCGAGGCGCCCCGTCGGGCCCACCGGCGCCTCACGCTGTGCCGGCGGAACGAGCTGTTTCGCCACGGTCCGGTACGCGCCGGCGAGCTCCTTGACGGTCCCGCCCGCGGCCCGGAACGATCGCGACAGCTCGGCGGCGCCCTCGACGCGGACGACGGGCCCGGCCACCCCTACGGCCCGGCGGCGATCGCCGCGATGTTCGACGCCCCGAGCACCATCTCCACCTCGACGAACCCGTCTTCGGTGAACGCCACCGGGTAGGCCGCCGGCCACGAGACGTCCGCGCCGAACCCCTGCCCGGTGGCATCGGGCACGCGCGCCTCGAGCGCGCCGGTGGTCCCGAGCAGCGCCTCGACGGTCGTCGTCCAGTCGTCGCCGACGACGAGCGTAAACGCCACGGTCGCCGCGCCGGCCTTGGTCCTCGAGCGCGTGGGATCCGACAACACCGGGTCGTCGATCGTCTCGATCGGCGAGTCGAACGTCACGCCTGGACGCACGATGCCCGAGAGGTCCACGGCCGTGCCGGGCACGCCACCGGGCGCCGGTGTGTAGGTGAGGTGAGGCTGCCCGAACAGGCTCGGCATGGCGGTCTCCTATGCGTTGAGGGTGGTCGTTGACACGAGGTAGCTACCGCCGGCGCGGTCGTCCTGCCCGTACACCGTTTCGCCGAGCTGCACGCCGGCCGGGACCAGCGGGAGCGCGGCCTCGAGCAGCGCGTGCAACACCTCGTCGTCGTCGCCCTGGACGCCGATGACGACCTGCAAGGCCACTTCCCACCGCACGTCAACGGGTTGCACGTTCGTTCGCCGGTTCGGTGCGACCCGCCGGACGGGCACCACGAGGATCGCCGGCGTCGCCATGTTGGCGACCCATCGGCCGGCGAACGTCACGCCGAGCTCGTCGAGCTCGGGCGCCGCGGCGAACCCCTCGGCGATCGCCGCGGCAATGTCGCGCCACGGCCGCGTCGAGGTCATGCGATCCCCCACGTCTTGCGCCACCCGAGCAGCGCGAGCGCCACCTCCGGTGTGATCCACCGCCCGGTGTACGCGGTGCCGAGCTCCGTCTGCAAGACGCCGAACGTCACGTCGGCCGCGCGGTACACGCGCACGGCCGTTTGCAGGATCGCGACATGCGGGCCCGGTGGGAACACGACGGGCCAGTCCGCGGCCGTCTTGCGCCCGGTGAGGAGCCCCACCGCGTCCTCGGCCGTCGCGATCGCCAGCTCGAGGCGGTCCTGGACGACGCCCGGCGACACCGGCGCGGGGAGGCTCAGGGAACGAGCCACCTCGGCCGGCGTCACGTCGGACAGGAACGTCGGCGCCTCGGGAGGCGCCTCCGGTTCCGTCATTCCGGTCAGCTCTTGGCCGCTGATCGGCGAGCCGCCGCGTCCTCGACGGGTGCCGCGGTGAGCTCGACGATCCCGGCCGGGATGAAGATGCCCGCCGCCCCGAGCGACCACACGGCCACGTCGGTGCCGAGCTTGGCGACGACGTCCTGCGCCGCGGTGAACATGCCGTCCTCGAGCCACGACGCGGCGAGCCCGTTGGACACGATGCACGCCGTTGGCGTGAGCCACTTCGCGCGGATGATCGGGAGCCCCGACACCCGGAGCGACAGCCCCGCGGCATCGATCGAACCCACCGTCGGGAGCGTCGGCTGTCCCAACGGGAACAGCCCGGCGACGCCGGCGAGCCCGAGCCACGCGCTCGTACCGGCGAGCACGAACGTTGCCGGCGACCCGGTGGCGTCGTCCACCTTCGCCGATGCGGCGACGAGCGTGCGATGCACCGCGGCCGCGTCGGGCGTCGCCGGGAACGCGCCGGTACCGGTGGCGCCGGCCTCGATCGCGACGCCGAACGCCTTGTCGGTGACCTGGGCCCACGCGGTCGTGAGGATCCGGAGCGCGATCGCCTGGAACGCCGGCGAGCTGCGCTTGAGGGTCTGCCACGAAATGTCGAGGCCACCGGCGTAGGTGACCACGTTGCTCGTGCCCTGCCCGAGCAGGATCTTCGCGCTCACGATGTCCGTCTTCTGCGTGGCCTGGACGCCCACGCGGAGCGCGGGGTCGTCGGCCGCGCCGGCGAACGTCGGCCAGTTGACGGCCATGCCATCGGGCGGGAGCGGTTCGCGGCCGAACGCGGTGACGATCGGGCGCACCGCGGGCAGGATCCCGATGACCTCGTTGAGCCACCCCGGACGGACGATGCTCGGGACGTCCGTCGTCACCTCGTCGGCGAGCGCGCGGAGCAGCTCGTCGTCGCCGTCGAGGACGCGCTGGTAGAGGTCGGCGAACGAGGCCGCGCGGTTGAGGACGTTGACGGGCACGTCGGGCGCCGGCACCTGGACGATGGGCGCCGGGATGGCGTCGATGATGATCCCGCGGACGGCCGCGGCGATTGACTCGGCGGTGAGCTCAGGGGCCTCGAGCGTCTCGGGCGGCATGGCGGGTAGCTCCTCTCGGACATGGACGACCGCGGCGCCCGGGTAGGCCCCACGCTCGAGGATCGCGACGCGGCGAAGGTCGACGCGTGTGCGTTCGGTGACGCCGTCACGCCGGCGCCTGGACCCGCCGGGAACCGGCGCGAATGACACGGACGCGTCGCGGTACACGCCCGCTCGGGTGAGCTCGAGCAGCTCGTCGCCGGCCGGCGTACGCGCCACCAGCGCGTCGAGGTAGGCCGCGTCCTCGAGCTCGTCGAGCGCCACCCCGCGGCCGACAAGCGCGCGATCGTGGCCCCCCGATTCGATCGTCACGCGGGTCGCATCGACGCCGGCGAACGCGCCGCGGGTGAACGTCTCGGGCCCGGTCCGGCCGCCCTCGAGGGTGGCGTTCGGTGCGACGGCGCCCCACGGCACGAGCCGGAGCCGGATCGTCCGGCCCTCGTCGCTCGCCGCGTCGCCATGGCGCAGCTCCAGCGCGTCGCTCGACGGACGGGTGAGCAGCTCATCCGGCATTGGTCGTGCCTCCGGTTCCGATGCCGCTCGGGATCGCCGGCGGCGTAGCGGGCTCAACCGGCGACGCCGTCGCGGTGAGCGCGTTGTTCGCTCGATCGGCCTGGAGCCCCTCACGCCGGGCGATGCCGGCGGCATCGATGACGCCGAGGTCGCTCGCGAGTTGGTAGGTCCGGTAGCGCGCCTCAATGTCGAGCCGGTTGAGCTCGCCGAGGTCGAACCGGACGCTCGAGCCACGAGGCACGAGGTCGGACCACGCGGCCTCGATCGGCGCGAGGTAGAGCGGGATGACGGTCGAACGATGCAGCTCGGCGTAGAGCTGTGACACGTTGGCGTAGGTGATGCTCGAGCCGCCGGTGTTGACGAGCAGCAGCGGCGCCGGGATCCCGAGCAGCCGCGCGACGGTGGCGACGCCGTGCTCGCGCGTTGCCGTGAGCTGCGAGCGTTCGGGATCCACGGCCTCGGCCGCCCATGCGATCCCGCCCGAGAGGACGGCCGGCGTCGGCACCGGACCCCCATGCGCCTCGAGCCACCGGGCCTTAAGCGCGTCGGCCTCGGTGTCGCTCAGCTCGACGGGCGAGGTGAGGACGCCCGACGGGATCCCCGAGCCGCCGAACCACGAGCCCGCATAGAGCTCGGCCGCGGCGATCGTCGCCAGCGCGCCGCCCGCCTGGACGAGCGGCGACAGCCCGCCGAGCTCGCCGGCGCGCGGTGCGAGCGGGATGTGCATCCAATCGACGCCCGGCCGCATCGTCCGGCCGCGCCACTTGATGACGGGTAGGAACCGCGCCTCATCCCACTCGAGGGTGACCTCGCTCGTCGGGACCACGCGCGCCGAGCGGGCCCGGCCGCCGCTCGTCGGATCCGGATCCGGATCGAACAGGAACCAATGCGCGTCGCCCGTCTCGATCATCGAACGGACGGTCGAATGCAGGAACGCATACCGCGTCGTCCACGGATCCGGCCGGTCCACGATCGCCGGCGAGCTCGGCCGCGGGACGCCGTTGGTGTAGGTGACGGGCACGAGCTGCGCCACGGCCGAGGCCAGCAGCTCGACGCCCCGCTCGACGGCCGGGAGTGTCGCGCCGCCACCGGTCATCCGCTCGGCGATGTATGCGTCGATTTGCGCCTGGATGGACGGGTAGGGCGGCGCGAGCTCGCCGGCAACCTCGAGGCCCCCAACGGTCGATTTCCCGAACAGCCACTCGAACAAGCCCACGCGCGAACGATCGCGGCCGGCGACCTGGACGGCGAGCCGGGTGAATCCCTACCACACCGGGCGCCCGGCGCGACTCCCCCTAACCGACGATTACTACCGGATCCGCGGCCGCGGTGGCGCCGGCGCATCGGCGAGGCCCACGGCGATCGTCGCCGCGACGAGCGCATCGATGTGCCCGGCCGATCGCCGGCGAACGAACCGCCACGCCTCGGCATCCTCGCTCCGCGCGGCGAGCCGAGCGGCCGAGTCGAGCACCGGATCCGCGCGGTGCCGGAGCGTCCTGGACACGACGTGCCCGAGCAGCCGGGCGCAATCGCCGCGGAACTCGAGGCCCGAGCGCGGGACGACCCGGCCCGGGAACTCGGCGGCGAGGTCCCGCATGGCGGCCGCTACCGGTGACATGCCATCGAACCCGAGCCGGCTCGAGCGGTAGCGGGTGAGCAGCTCGCGCACGTCGGCGACGAGGACCTCGACAGCTGCGACGTCGGCCGTCGGGTAGTCGCGCGCGAGCTCGACATGGATCCGCTCGCCGTCCGTCACGGCGACGGCGATGCTCGCCCGCGTCCACGATGGCGTCACGTCCACGGCGAACGATGGCACCGCGTCCTCGGGCGCCGAGCTCGACGGATCCGCGCATCGATCCCATGCGCCCGGCGGCGCCCATGAGTAGTCGCTCGCGAACGTCCACCGGTTGAGCGTCTCGGCGGCGAACCGGCTCGGCGTCAACGCCCGCCGCGTCGAGCGCAACACCTCGAGCTCGAGGAGCCCGTCACGAACGCCCGGGTTCGCTTCCCGGATCCCGCGGTCGTCGTCGCTCGTCGCTTCCCACACGAGCGCGCCGAACCGCGGATCCTCGCCCGGTTTGGCGGCCGCCAGGACCGCCCGGTCGTACAGCGTCCGGAACAGCTCGGCGCGTTCGGTGCCCGCGGTGCCGGCGGCGAACAGGACCCCATGGCGGCGCGTGCGCGTCGTCGGCTCGAGCGCGGCCCACGTCCCGCCATCGATCCCGGCTGTCTGCGCCTCATCCAACACGACGACGTCGAACGTCCGGCCGCGCGCGACGTCGTGCCGGCCCGACAGCAGGAACAGCCGGCGCGAGCTGTCCGGGAACCCGAGCCCGGCCCGGACGCCCGAGGCCTGTGCCACCACGCCGAGCGGTGCCGTGTCCGCGGCGAGCTCCACCCACAGCGCGGCATAGGCTTGATCCCGCGTCGGTGCCGTGAGCAGGCCGAGCTGCCACAGCGGCGAACAGTCAATGAGCCACCCGAGGACCGCGCGGAGAATCGTGCTCTTGCCGTTGCGCCGAGCCACCGACAAGTAGCACTCCCGGAACCGGAGCCTCGAGGTCGCCGGATCCACCTCGAGCAGCCGATCGAGCGCGAACCGCTCCCATGGCGACAGCGCGAGCCCGAGCCGGAGCCGCGCGTGCTCGGCGACGACGGGCCCGTAGGTCAGGTACCGCCGGCCGAGCGGCGGGATCGCGATGAGCGGCGCCTGGACGTTGCGCGGGACGGCCGCCGAGCGCCACACCGGACGCCGGCGATACAGCGCGGCCGGCGCCTCGAGGATCGCCGGCGGTGGCTCGGCTCGGCTCGCCCGGCCGGCGGGTCGCCGCGGGACGATCGCCGGCCGGCTCGGCTCGCTCCCGGACCCCACCGGGCCCCGTCGGTCTGCCTCTACGTTCGCGCGGAACGGGTTCGCGGGTGTCCCGCTAGTCACACAAGAAACGCCCTGCCGCTCATCACGAGCACCGGTAGCACGTGCGGCGCTCCCACTTGTTGACGTAGCCACATCGCCAGCACTTCCACGTCTTGGGCTGGTCGCTCATCGCTCGACCCACTACCAGCGTCGCGACGGGCGCGAGCGCAGCACGGGACGAATACCGCGCGAGCTGTTGCATGCGACGTGCGCCGCGGCGAGGTTGTCGAGCTCGTCGCTACCGCCGAGGATCCGCGGGATGAGGTGATCCGCCGACGTCGCGCCTGGACGCCCGCATAGGTGACACACGCCACCGTCTCGAGCGATGACGGCCGCCCGGATCCGCGCTGCTCGGCGACCCCCCCACACGCTCACAGCTCGCCACGTCGGGCGAGGTCGACGGCGAGCTGTAGCGTCGTGTCCACCCCTGCCCGCACGCGTGCCCTGGCTAGGGTCTGTTCGACGGTCGCCGGCCGGACGCCGAGCGCATGCGCGGCGCCCTTGGCCGTGCCCGCGCGGTACAGCGCGTCCACCGTCTCGAGCTGTCGCCGGGTGAGTAGCTCGGGCACGGCTTACAGGGTGACGGGTAGCCGCATGCGGCTAGTGTCCACCCGGCCGTCGAGCTCACCATGCGACCGCCATGGCGAACAGCTCGCCCGAATCGCCGTCGTACACGACGAGCTGCACGCCGTCTCGAGCTCGAGGATCCTCGAGGACGGCGCGGGCGTCGAGCTCGGCGCGCTCGGCGGCCTCGGCGACGTCCCGGATCCGATCGACGCGGAGCAGCTCGCCGGCCATGGAGTACGCGTGGACGACGAGCCCGTCCGGGTAGCCGCCGGGCTCGATCCGCTCGGGCCCTGGACGCGTCACGCGTCGCCCTCGTCGCGGGCGAGGCTCGAGAGGGTCGTCTGCGCGCACGAATGATCGAGGCGCAGCGCACGCACCCGGAGCGACAGCCGCGACGACTCGCCGCGGGTGATGACGAGCCGCGTCGCGAGCTTCGCGCCGACACTCTCGATGGCACCGCAGCTCGGGCACACGAGCACGACGTCCACCTCGGCCGGCGTCTCGATCCGTTGCAGCTCGCTCATCGGGCATCCCTCACTCGAGCATCCGGCATCGGGCCGATGCCCTGTAGCCATGCAATCGCCGCGTCGTACGTCGCCGGGCGCACGATCGTGGCCTCGATCGTCGGGTGTTGGCGCATGCACGTGAGCCAAACGAGCTGCGCCGGCGTCGGTAGGCCGTGATCCGTCTTGCACTCGATCGCCACGAGGCGCGAGCGATCCGCATGCACGGCGACCACGTCCGGGAACCCGTCGCCACCGGACCCCTGGACGATCGCCCGGTCCGATCGGCGCACGTGGTACGCGCGCCACCCGGTGAGCGCCATGAGCTCGAGGAGCCCGGTGAGCAGCTCGTCCTCGGTCATGGCTTGCGCGCCGCCCGCGGCGGCCGGTACTCGGGCCATGCGTCGAGCCCGGCCGGCATCCGGGGCCATGCGTCGAGCCGAGCTGATATCTCGAGGGTGAGCATCTCAACGACCTCGATCGGGATCCCACCGGGCACGAGGACGGCGATGACGCGGCCGCGGCGCGCGAGGGTGGCAATGGCCTCGATCTCGTCGTCGTTGAGCGGCCGGCTCATGGCTTGCGCCCGGTGCCATCGCACCGCGGACACGAGCGCATGTGTCGAGGATCCGGCGCGAGGTCGTACGCGATGACGTAGCCGAGCCCGGAGCAGCGGCCGCACACCCCTCGAGCCTCGAGCAGCTCGAGCTCGCTCGTTGCGTTGAGGACCTCGAGCGGTGCGAGCTGCGGATCCTCAATCGTGCGACCGGAGGCCCTCGAGCGGTCCTGGCCGGGGAGGGGAGGCCGGCCGCTCGAGCCTACGGGAGCGTGTCGAATCGGGTTTGACGCTCGAGGACGCTCGGGATCGCTTGAGTCGCTAGAGCCGAGAATCGGGCGCGCGAACTTGTCCACCATGTTCGGCACTTGTCCACACCCTATCCACGCACCACGTTCGCCGCGATGTACGCGTCGAGCGCGGA